TTCAGAAATAATTGTCGAGAGAGTTCCCTCCTCGAAGATAACTTCCTTGATGCACTCTTTGATCAATGGTTTAAGAATTTTTTTAAGTTCTGCTCTTTTCATTTTTTGCTCACTGATTCCATGGTGGTGCCTCCACCGGAATGTCTTTTTCCACCAGCAGCATCTGTATAGGCATTTGCAACTTTGAGAAGTTGTTTGATCGGCATTTTGACTTTTTCAATAGTCATCTTTTGTGGATTGTTGGGGTGCTTTTTATTATAAATGATTGTGGCTGCCCACCTATGGTGTCCATCAAGCAAAAAATTGTCGTCGGAAACCAATACCGATGCTTTCCATGGAAACCACTTTCCGGCTTCAGCAGCCGCGACCTTTGACAAAGCATTGTCCATATAGATATCTTTTTGCGTCGGAGTGATAGCAGCCGGATCGATGTTCTCAATAGTCTCAACTTGAACTTGATCACCGCCGGGCCATTCACCAAGATCATCAGATGAGTTCAAATAATCTCGTGTTGCTTTGCCTATATCTGGGATTTTTTCTGGTTCATTGGTTTCAATTCCTTCGGGTGGCGCAGATTTTAAATCTTTTTCAAACTCGCCGACGTCAGGAACTTGGGGCATTGTTGCCCTCTTTGTACCAAGCACCCCGGAGCAGGCCTCCGGAAATTCGGTGCAAAAATCATTGGTCTCAAATTGAACCTCTTGTTCTTCTTTCAAAAACCTTCTAAAATTTTCAAATAATTTTTGTTGCTTTTCATAACTGCTATATTTCATGTTTTAATCTCCCAAAATCTTTTTAAATAGATCGTTAATGCTGTTTTCTTTGACCTCACGCAAACGAGTGGAAATGTTGTCTTGACCTTTTGGAAATATATAAGCATCAGGGGTTGAAGGTTCAGAAACTACATCAAAACAAATCAATTGAAAATCATTTTCCACCGTAACAGTGCCGCCAGATGATTCAGTTACAGAACCCAATCCTCGAGATGAAATTCCAAGTTTCACACCGGCCTTAACAAGGTCTTTAAGAATCCTCCCAGAAGGAGTGTCGAGGACTTTTAGTTTCCCCATAATATCTTTCCCTTCCCACCAAATATCAGTGACAATGTGGGAAACGTTCTTAAGGTTTACAACAGAATCATCAGGGTGGTCTAGTTCCCCACAGGCCCTATCGTCTTTAACAATTTTTTGATAGTTATCCATTTCTCTTTTTAAAACATCATAGGGATAAACCCTTCCGTTGCCATTTTGCTTGTCCGCAGTCTGAAGGCGTCCGGCCATATAAAGCACGTTACCATTTGCCATTTCTTTTTTCTCTCGTTCAGTTAAAAGATCTTGACAAATGCCACCTTCGCATAAAGCATAAAATTCTCGCAATAAAGTTTTTTTCATTTTTTCCTCAAAAATAATTCAAGCCGGCGCTACCGGCGCGTCTCAGGATCCGCTGCAGCAACGGCGGACAGGTTGTAACATCCAGCGTTTAATCGTCAACATAATCACCTCCTGATCTCGACGATGCTCTCAAACCAAAGTCATCGACAATCATCGAGAGCAAATAAGTTGTCCCGGCTCCCAAGCATGAAAGGCAGAACATATTCCCTAGAGAATATTCAAACGTAAATAGTTCCGTATAGCCGTTTATGCAAAATAAAAACAGTGATACCCAAAAGCCCATGCACAAAGGACAATGAAACAAAGTGTTCCATTTTTTAGAATAATCCTTCTTTGGTCTTACGTTTTCAAAAATTTTACCATATACTAAAATAAAAGTCAACCCATAGGATGTTAAAACAAAATTCAATAAATCCACAAAAACCTCTAGTAAGTGAAGCGACCATAAAGATAGGGAGCAAAGATGGTTGAAGGATCTATAGAGCCTTTCTTCTCTGCTTGATCTACTTGTCCCAAATCAGTGGACTCTGCGTTATCAGGATCAATGAGGGCCTCATCTTCCATTTCTTCGTAAGCGGTGGTTCCTTGAATATAAGGCTGTTCAGTTTTCATCCACTCTGAAATGTTAAGAACGGTTGATTTAATAGAATCAAATTCTTCTGATTCCATAATTTTCCCTTCCAAAGAACCATAAACATTGCCTCCCTGGATTGAGTCGTATTCTATAATTCCATTTTTACGCAAGAACTCTAGCAAACGAGACTCTGCCCCATAGACAGCATCTGTTAAGATTTCTTTTGCAAAGGTTACCACTTTATTGTTTTCGGGCTGGATGACAATGTCAATGTCTTTGTGATCTAAAATTATTAGATCGCCATTTAGGGCTGAACGTAGTTTGAGTTGAAACTCTATAGTTTCTTTTTCCTCTCCTTTGAATTCAACAGTTAAATTTGGTGGCTTATCTTCTGGTTCTGGTGTCCCGATGGTTACATTAAGTGGCATTTCTTGATACCTCCGCTATCAAATCTTGAATATAAAAAATTTCTTCAACCATTTGCTGATTTACTGGAGTTTGTGCGTAGTTGTCCAACTTAGCCTTAACTTTTTTAAAATTTTCACTATTAAGATCATCTGCACCTTCTACAATGCGCGCCTGTAGGGCTGCCTTGAGACGTCCAATCTCTTCATTTAAAAAACCTTTTAGTCCCACTCCGTTGTCTGAAAAGGAAACAATATAATTCGTAAGTAAGTTTTTCTGTTCGGTTCTCAAAGTTCTTTCATATGCATTGTTGAACTTATTAACAAAAGTTTTGTATTCTAAATTATCCAGATGCTTCATTTCTGTTAGTATTTTTTCTTCTCGGCTGAGAAATTTCACTAGATTTCTTTCTAACATAATTCGTTTCTTGGCTTCGAGTTTATGGTTTCGAAAATACAAACCAATTGAGGCGATGTCTTTGTAGTTAGGAATAAAATTAGAAAAAACACCATGACCTAATTTTTGATTCATTGCATTAATTAAGTTTGTTTGAGCATTAAAGATTCTCTTTCTGTTCAGCCCATAAAAATCTTTTTTTGATTCCTCGAGCAGCCGTCGCGAGAAGGATTCATTGAGAGATTCACTGTCGAGTAAAGAATTATAAAGATTTAATTCTTTTCGTAACTCACTGTTTTTATTGAAAAATTCTTTTAAAACTTTTCTTGTAATTATTTGTCTTTTTTTGTCTTCTCGTACGATTGCTTTTGTTAATTCTTTGATTAGGCACTCGTAAAGAAAAGCGGTATTTCTTTTCTTATTATGTTTCATCTTCGTTTACCTTTTTTAATGATTCGATCAACGCTTTGATTTCAAAATCAGTACTAAATAGTTTATGTTCTTCTAAAATGTCGTCTTTTTGCTCCTCCACGACGCCTCGAGCCAAGGAATCCAGGCCACCAAATCCTACCTTCCCGGGGAAGGTTGTTCGTAATGTTCCAGTCTCCATCCCTGCCAGGCTATTCATATTCTTGCGTCTGCCGCCTTTGCGATATGAATACTTGTGTCTTTTATATTTACCTCGTTTTTTAGGTCGCGCATTATCGTCGCGCTTCCCGGGAGGTTCTGCGAGCAAGACTTCTTCATCTTCACCGGCGTCACCGCCAGCATCTTCTCCTCCCATATCACCCCCGAGATCATCACCCATGTCGCCACCGAGATCGCCTCCCATGTCACCACCTAAATCACCACCTAAATCACCGCCCAGGTCGCCGCCCATGTCACCACCTTCACCTTCCGGAGGTTGACCGGCCGCTTCAAGGCTGGCTGCGAACTTTTTATCAAAGAACATTTCTCTCTGCATTCGTACATATTCATCCTCGGCGAGTCCTAACAAATTTTCAGCAACCCATCGATGAGAGAAATAACCTTCTGTTGCAGCGCCGGCGATCTCAAACTTAGTTTTCCAATGTTCAAGTTCTTGCATTTCTGCAATTTTACTCGGGTTATTAAGAGACAACTCAAAATTTAAGAGATCATCGCCCCTAAAACCTAAGGTAAACAAGTGAATAATTCCAACTTTCTCCAACTCAGCAATAATAACTCGCTGTAGGCGTTGGATGGTTCGTGCAAAACGCACATCTTTTTGGGCCAATGTGGTTTTATCTTCGTTAGAGTCTTCACCCATTGCTAGATAAGCCTGTGGGACTTTCAAAGCAGAAAAAAGTTTATCTCTTAAATATTTAACATCTTCAATCTGGGCTGTGAATTGGCCACCAGCGAGATTGGTAATATCTGTAGAAGATTGTCCGCCACGAATAGGGATAAAATAGTCTTCTTCAATTGACATTGGATTATACCGCAGGTCTACACGACCACTTGCTGGGTCGACAACTTGATGTCTTTTCATCTGGGTCATTACTTTCTGCATGTATTGTTCTACATCTTGAGGATTGATTCCTCCCACATCGATTTTAAAAATTCTGCGTTCTGTTGCCCTAACTATCCTATATGCCATCATCGCATCTTCTAATAGTGTAAGTTGTCGCCAAATCCGACGAGCAGGCTCCAGAACCGAAGTTCCATAGGGAGCATATTTATCTTGTCCCAAGATTCTAAAGTGCGCAATCTGCCAATTTTCAAACGTTAAACCAGCAGAGTTCCATTGAAACTGAACGTAATTAGGATTAGTAGGGTCTTCGCCCTCCAATCTCTCAACCTCGGCTGGCGGTAAGCCAATGCAATTGCGCACCCCCATATGTTCGTCGATATCTAAGTAAAGAAAGAAGTCTCCATACTTACACATTGTGCGCGCCCAACCAAACAAATTAGAATTAACGTTTAGTAAATCGTAATAAAGAGAATGAAGAATAAATTTAATTTCTTCATTAGAACATTTAACGTGTAGCATCGGATTGAGGCTCGAATGGGTTGTCATCTCGTCAGCATAGATGTCAATAGATGAAGCAATTTCCGGAGTGTATTCCATTTGATCAAAATCTACGTATCGTTCCGATCGGTTGCGGTTCGACAGCATATTAAGTGCCATGATGTTCATGGGATTATATTCTGATTTTTTAAATTGTAAACCAGAGGAGGAATAAAACTGTGAAGCAAATTTATCTAATTGTCTTCTCCTCAGTTGTCTGCCGGTTTGGGTTCGCCTATTAACAATAGGCCCAGAAAAAATTCTGGTTAATGCCTTAAACAGTGTATTCTGATTATTGTTTGGGTTTCTATCATTACGTGCCATTTTTTATCCTTTATAAATCCAAAAAAATTCTTTTCGTTTTGTTAATTCTTCTTCATGTTTTTGTTCAAAAGTTTCTTGGTAACCCTTCTGTCCTTTGATCTTGGTATGAAAAACCTGTGTTGATTTCATAATACCACCCAACATTGCTTTTTTATATTCGATATCTCGTTGGTTTTCCTCAAGCGCGGTGTCTCGAACCCAGCAAGCAATCGCGAGAGATAAGACCAAATCATCATTGTAAGATCGCATCGCCTGCGGCTTTCCGTTATACCAAATAAAAGTTTTAAATTCATGAAATAATCTACTAGAGTTTAATTTAATTAGTTTGTTTCTAATGTACTCTTCTAATTTAGCCACAATTAAAGGCCTTGTTTTTGTACTTGTAGTAAACCCCATTACGGCTCG